GAGCCACATCTGACATAAAGCTATCAAGCTCATCAACATTTGCTCCAAGAGTAGACATCCGAGCTGACTCAGCAATACTTGTTTCTGTAGCTGTAGCCTTTGAAACTCCACCGAATTGAGCTTCTTGAGCACCAACCACAAGCTGAATATCATCAAAGATCGAACTGACTTCATAAAGATTAGGATCAATACCAATCTGACCTACTGGTTGAATAACATCATTTACCTTCTGTCCAGCCGCTAGAGCTTGAAGCTCGAGAACAGCATTCGCTGGATGCGTAGCTAACTTTTCCTTATCTTCCTCCTCCAACATTCCAGCTGGAGCCGCATATTTAGGTCTGTTTGCTCTTCTATGCTCTCGTAGTCCTTGTCTTGCCCTGTTATACTCGTGTTGCATTGGCAATAATAAATGAACATCGGATGGGGGATATAAATGATCTTTGTGTTCTACTTCGTTAAAAACGAGAGTATAAATAGGCCAAAATGTTTCCACCTTTACATCTGGTGACATTGGCTCTCTTAGAAAATCATCATGTCCATCCGCAACACAATATTGCAGTCCAGTTTTTCGATCATACACTTCGTAAACAAGAACTAATCCTTCTTTGTCTCCATCCGTATTTTTACTCGAATGATAGTTGTCCATCATATCGTGAGATCTTCCTTTTAGATCATACCCTGTATAATCATTTTTAAGATCTACACTGTAAATTTCCTTAACTTCTTCTGGAGTTAAATAAAGTTCGTGAGCAATCCAAGCCGCACCAACAAATCCTCGGAGCTGACGACACATTGGATCAACAATTATGCTATCACTTTCTGGGAAATCAAAGACTAATCCTTCACGAATTACGATCATCGGCTCTTCCATGAGAGCTTTTAAAGACAGCATCAACTCTTCAATCTGAGGATCATCTTCTTGTATTTCACCTTCAGCGGCCTCGGAAGCCACCCTTCTAATATAATCAAGCTGTGCTTGAACATCGGATATTTTTGCGGCTACCTCTGGCTGTCTATCCAGATCTCTCTGGAAACCTACTTTTACAAACCCAATACCAGTTGTAATCACTCTTCGAACCAATGCTTTCATCTGGCTCTTAAAACCTGGTTCTTGCTCCTTCATATAATACTCAAATAAATGTTCGATAGTTAAAGCAACATTATCCAGCATTTTCGCATGGTTTTCAGCATTGGCATAATCTTGAATAATTGCTGATGCCTCTGGAGGTACTGGCAAGCCATTTTGAGAAGCTACTTCTGAAGCCTGATATGCCATAGCTAAAGTATTGGAGTCACCATCCCAAAATTGATGCTCCATCCTAGCTCTTCTTTTCGCAACGGCTGTGGGATTTTTTGCATACAAAGTTGCTGTTCTTTGCTGGACATGACGCTGAAGAATATTGGCAACATAATTATCTCCTGACCAATCTTTATCATCATAACCTTTCAGAGCCGCATCCATATCCCTTTTCATCTGCTTAAACGCATCACTGTGAAATTGCTTCGCTTTTTTAACTGTTGAAATCCATTGGCTTACAAGACGCTTTCTTCGCTCTGTAGGCTCTTTTTTTTCTTCTTCAACCGAAACGATTGTCATTTCTTCGTGCATCACCAACCTCCAGTTGCTTGATTCAATTTAATTTCTTTTTGCTCCAATTTTGAAGCATATTTTACCCATCCCATAGTTCCGACCTCGGGGATTAAATCATCCCTAGAAACAACACCTCCTGGTACTGCTAATCGAGCTAATCCCATACCAACCCATGCTAAAGTATCAACAAAATCATCATGTCGAGAGTTTGGAAATTTAAGTAATTCATCCACAGCTTTTTGCGTCCAAGGAGATACCTTCGGCAGCAAAACTTTTTTCATTGCCATCCGACCCATAATAGATTGAGATCTCTGGACTTTGTTGTGTACTGGAGTGACCTCTTCAATTCGGCAATAAGTCCTTTCCTCTGCCATTCTTTTCCTGAGAAACGGCCCGATTGCCTTACTGATATGTCCTTTTTCTGCCCACCAAATAAGAGGTTTCCACTTTTTCATTAATGCAAGCATTGCATTTACTACTTTATCCGCTGGTTGTTTCTCCCACCAGCAATCGAGTAAATAAATATCATCGTTCTTATCTACTCCTACAATTAGCAAACAAGTGGCATCATTTCTTGTTTTATCCGTTCCGACAGCATGATCTGAAGCCGCATAAATACGCATATCTGCTGGCATATTTTTCCGGTCATAGAAAACTAGATTATCTCTTTGAAATAGATCTCCATCCTCGGGTGTAGGTCGTCCTTGATAAAGAGCGGCAAAACCTCTGGGATCTAATCTTCTTTGAGCTTCCATAAACTCAATGTCAAACCTCTCAGGCCAAAGCAAATCACCATTTTTTCTACCCAATGGATCATCATCTTCTGCCAGAGCTGGGAGGTTTATAATCTTCCATTTAGAGGCTTCTTCCTCTGAAAAATGTGGATTAGTAGGATCGGTCAATCGACCAATCAGATCATCTTCATGCCATCTGGTCTGCACAATAACTATCGAGGCTGTCGCAGTCATTAATCGTGTCATCAGAACTTGAGTAAACCATTGCCATAGCTGTTCCCGAGTTGTAGGTGAATTGGCCTCTATGCTGTCCTTAATAGGATCATCGAGAATAACAAAATCACCACCTCGACCAGTGATAGATCCACCTCTTCCAACGAATACCGACATTCCTCCGCTTTCAGTCTGTATTCTGGATTTAGAAGCACCACCTTTTCGAAAACCAAACTTCGGAAAAATCTGCTTATATTGCGGCATTGCCATGATATTTCGGACATCAGCACCAAAGTCCTTTGCAAAATCCTCATTATATGTCGCAAAAATGACGTTTCGATAGGGATCTTTACCTTGCAACCAAGGCACAAATCTCCTTGAAATCAGCTCTGATTTACCATGACGAGGCGGCATAGAAACAATTAATCTGGGGATATGACCCTTCTCAACCTTCTCTAATACCTTTGCCAATGCTCTATGATGCTTGGCATCCTTAAACATCGACAATTCCAGATTATCAGGCTCGTCTGGATCAGGCATTGTATACTTAACAAACTTTAAAAGATCAGTACGAGCCTCAATCGCCAGCTTAGTTCTCTTCGCCGCCGCAATCTTTTTCTCAAGTTCGCTTATTTGTTTTAGATTACTCATACTTCTCCCAATGTGGTGAATCGAGGAAATAAGATCTACCAGCCGCCTTACGAGTATCAACATATTCGTCCATCATTTGCTCACAAGTCATGTTAGGTTTGCAGACATCTTTTATATGCCATGCTGAACCCCAACGTAGAGATTGCATACCCACTTCTTTAGCCGCCGCTATCATTGCATCACCGACTTTTTGATACACTGGATGCTCCCAGCAAACCTTTCCGTCTGAGTCATAAGCCAATAGATCTACTGCCCATGAATGACCATCATCTGATGCTTGCTGTTCATTGTTTGGCTACGTCCTTCAGCAACAAGTTTCTTTTGACGCTCAAAATCCCTAACCCCTTCCGTAACTCCAAAATCGACAGTAGTTAGTTCTATGGCTCTTTTCACAGTTGCTACAAGATCTGGATGGACTCCCTTGAGCCTATCTAATGATCTATCACTTAATCTAAATGTCATTTTTTTCCTTTCTTTGTGTCAGTCTTTGCGTATTTGTCGAAACTTCTCATTCCTGAAATTCCTAGCATTCCCAATAAAAGCGGCATCATTACACTCATATCCGCTTGATGAATGGTAATGCCAAAGCCACCTAAAATTGGTGCTACCATGTAATTTATTCCAAGAGATAGACCGCAAATCCACCCGATTAAAGGTCGCCATGATGATTGAAACCAGTTCCCTTTTGCGTCCTCTTGATTAATAGCTAACTGAGCCATGACTTGTTTATCAGCCATCGTTGCTATTTCATGGGCTAATCTAGCTTTCTGGTCTTTATCTTCTACGAATTTATCAAGAATGCCAGCAACAGGGTTAATCAGATCCTTTAACACCTTTTCTCCTTTCAATCCGCAACCGAATGTAATTTATGGTGGTATTAGCCGTAATCATCACCACTAACCAAA